TACGCCTGTTTCAAAACGAAATTAGCAGACGCCGCGTTTGCTGATCTGGCGACAGCGTGAGGTGAATCATGGCGTGGCATGGGTATATCTTATTAACCTTCCAAGATGCCTTATGTGACAAGGATGGTACGGACGATAAGCGAGGTAAGATACCCGTCGGCTTATCCGCGCTGGTATCGGATCGGGGTAAAACGAAAGAATTTCCCCCCTACGCCATTCAAGTAAGGTGGTCGGAAGATAACACACAGTGTCTTGTGGAGGCGCAGTTCAAACAGCGCCTCGATAAGGCGGCGATCATAGGTAGGCTTATCCCCCAACTCGGCGAGGGGCTAGGCGCGGCGGTGAACTTCCGCATCTTTGGGAGTTCCGAGGGCGACGATTGGCAGGCTAGTAGGGCGGACTGTCTAGCCTATCTAGAGGCTAATGCACATATGTGGTCACGGGAGAAAGAGGGGAAATAGGTCATGACAACATCCAGTTCTCAATCGGCGGTGGCGAATTTCTTCAAGCGGCTTTTGGGCAGCCGAAAGATGCTGTTAGGCGTGTTCGGACTTGCCACTATCCTTGTTAGCTATGTCGTCCCCGAACTAGCGCCCCGCGCTAGTGAAATCGCGGGCGCGGTCTTCTCACTGGTCTCCATTGTCGCCGGACTGATCGCTGCCGAAGATTCAGTGAAGGCGTGGGCATCCCGTCCAACCAATTGGCAGCAAGCCGTACAGGACATTATAGATGACCTTCGAGCTACCTTTCCCGATAAGCCTCCGTCCGAGGGTGGCGGGGGTGCGGGTTAGCTGTTCTTGAGCCACCCTATGGGGCGGTTTTTGCTACCCCCTGTTTAAACATCCAACAATTTGTGTAGAATACATGAAGATGAGAGGGTGATGAGTAGCTCAAATGGCTTTTATTCTGAAGGAAGTAGATGGCGCGTGGTGGTGGCTAGGGACACCTACAAACAACGCTCTGGACAGAGACCGTGAAATAATCAGTGCCGAGGCTATCCAGACAGACGTAGCGAAAAACACGGCGCCAGGTGAGTTGTGGTATTCCCATCTACCTAGTGGGGAGTACTTCCGTCTGGGCGGTGCGCCATCCCACCGCTGGGTGGTGAAGGGGGTGTTATGTGAGGTGGGGGTGTTTGACGACACGCCACTGGCGAAGGCGGTAGCCCGCTATATCGCAGACCATCCTAAGGGGGTAGATGGGTCGGGGTGGGGCATGAGTCATGGCTTTCACGGTGTGGCGGACGGTGACGGGGTGTACCACCTGATTACGATGCGAGAGCGGAGTGTGCTGCCCCTATCACGGGCGGCTAATCCGTATACGAAATTCGGTGTAACGGGGGAGGTAGATATGGACGCGCAAGCAAAGAAGGCTCTGGACGAACTGGCGCAAATACTCAGCGCCAGCACCGATCCTGCGGTGACAGAGGCGGCAAAGGGGATTTTGGCAGCGGCGGAGACCGCACAAGAGCTTGATGCCCAGGGTGTTCAGCGAAAGGCGACACAGGATACGGACGAGCCGGACGCGGATGAGGAGGATACGCTTGAAACCGACACTGGGGCTATCTCTGAGGAAGTGTTGGGGGGTATCAAGGCGTATGTCTTAGAAGTCGTGGGCAACGCGCTCAGTGACGTGACGGACACCTTCGACGCCTTAGCCAAGAGTGTGGCTGGTCTGATGGATCGCTTAGACCGCGTTGATGCGGGTCAAGTGGCGGCGAAGGCGCATAACGAGATGCCGCGCTCTACCTATGAGCGGATGCGGATGCTCCCCGCGTCGCAGTCACCGGAAACGGTGATCAACGGCGATGATCCACTCACTAAAGGTGTGCGGGCGGCGCCTTCTAATCCATTTGAAGCCTTGATGAGAAAAGGGAAGTAGGTGCATCATGACACCCATTATTGATCTTGAGGAACGGATCAGGACACACCGCCGCAAGGACGTTCGGATAGCCCCTGTCCAGAAGGCTGCACAGCTACCAGCGGCGCGAAGCAAGGCGGTAACGTACAGCAGTAGTTCGCAGTACTTGCACGGCGAGGGTGGACTGCTGAACAACCCTGGCGTTGACCCGCTGGTGATGAACGTCATTCAGCGCCCGCGTGGGCTGTCGTCCATCCTTCCGTTGAATCTATCCCGCACGTTGTACCCTCTGTTCTTGGCACTGACGGGGGCGTCCGACGGTTCGGGCAGCGAGCCGACAACGATTTGCGACCCCGCCATTCCGGTGGGGAATATTTCGGCGGCGACACTCACCGCGCCCTTTGGTCGCCTAGAGCGGCGTTCTCAGAATCTCGCTGCCACGCAACTGGGGACAATCGTCAACCGCGCTGAGCCGATGGACTTGTCTTTGGTAGGCGGGGCTATCGCTAATTCCAAATTCATGCCGGACGGTGTGGGCGATCTGTTGGGGACGGAGCTAGGTAAACAGTTGTGGGAGATCGGTCTTGCCTTTGAGCGCGTTCTAGAGCGCTGGATTTTCTCCGGCGATGGTACGAACGCGGGAAGCGCCTCGGCTGGCGCAGCACAGTTCTACGGACTGGAGACGCTGGTCAATACAGGGAAACGTGATGCGCTGACGAATGCACTAGCGCCCGCCTTAGACTCCACAATCATTGACTGGGGCGGGGCGATGATTGACGCCTCGGTTGCCGTCAACGGCAAGACCGTCAACATCGTGGAACTGTTGGGAAGCGTGATGAAGTTCCTGACCAACCGCGCCCATTTCACAGGTCTCACCCCCGTCCAGTGGGTGATCGTCATGCCGCCGGATATGTTCTGGGAGTTGAGCGCTATCTACCCATGCCAGTACAACACTTCGGGTTGTGTGGTAGGGAATTCAGATGGGCAGCGGCTAGTGGTGGCGACGGGCGCGGAACAGACGGCAATGCGCGATAACTTCCGTAACCGTTCGTTCCTAACCATCAACGGCTTACCCTATCCGGTTGTTGTCAGCGACGCCGTGACCACCGCCGCCGCATCCGAGGGGGTGAGTTCCGATATTTACATCCTCCCACTAACGGCGGCGGGGATGCAGACACTCTACCTTGAGGCGTTTGATTTTGCTAACGGCAATCTTCAGGAGGTGGCGGCTGCCATCCCGCCATCTAAGTGGACGTACACAAACAACGGGGCGTTCTTGTGGACTTCAGATGAAAGCGGATTCTGCATGAACTTGACGGCGATGATCCAGCCGCGCCTGATCTTGCGTGCCTCGCAGTTGGCGGTACGCATCACGAATGTCGTCTATAAGTCGGTCTTACCTGTGTTCTCTGGGTATGCAGACGGATTGTATCCGGCACCGAGTGGCGGGTTCACTACTGGGCAGTACGGCACAACGAACACCAAGATTTACCCGACGAACGTCTAGAGGGGGTTATGCTCAATCTACGCAGTATGATTGAGATCGCCGCTGGGCGTGTGGGGGCTGACTCCCACACGCTCATGGCGTATGCACTGGAGGACACGATAGGGGGGCAGAACTCGCACCCCCACGTGTGGAACTATCTATCCTTGAGCGACATCGAGGGGCGTACTCTGTATGCCCTGATCCGGCACTTAAAGCCACTTCAAGTATTGGAGATAGGCGTTGCGCAAGGATGTAGTAGTACGCACATTTTAAAGGCGCTACGCAAGAATGGTGCTGGGGTACTCACCAGCATAGACACGGACGCATCAGCTGGTTCACGTATCCCTCTAGGACTGCGCGATCAGTGGCATTTTTATCCTGAGGATGCCCGCAGTAAACTCCTCACTATGGTCACCCCCAGCGCGATAGATTTCATTTTTGAGGACGGCGCACACGACTACGATTTCAGTCGTGAGATGATCGCCTTAACGCGCCGTTACAATCCCGCAGTATACATTGCCCATGATACGCACCAGTACCCTGGTGTAAGACGGGCGATGTGCGAGGAACTCCCCTTCACGACGTACACGAAGGCAGAGGATTCTGTTGCCGGATGGGGATTATGGACAGCGGATGCGGCACACAGCCGTGTTGATATTAGCGTCGTGAGTGGTACCTGTAATCGTCTTTCCCTACTGAAAGGTATGGTGGAGAGCGCACGGAAGGCGCTACCGTATGGCGTAACTCATGAATTTGTCTTAGTGGATGGGGGGTCAACCGACGGCACACTTGAATGGTGCGAAACGCAAAAGGATATTCGCTGCATCCCACAGCACGAACTATTGGGCGCGATCACCGCTTTTAACGCTGGCTTTGCCCACGCACGCGGACACTATGTAGTCGTGGCGAATGACGACATTGTGTTTATGCCGAATAGTATTGCGTGCGGCTATGCGCGGCTGCAAGAAAACCCCGCGTATGGGGCAGTGGCTTTTTACCAACGCACCCCCCAGCGGCGGGATTGGCATGTGAATGAGGCGGCAGCGAACGGCGGTCACGGGCAGACCGCACCCTATCTGCAAGTGGGGATACTGCGGCGTGAACTGGGGGACGCCGCTGAATGGTGGACGCTCCCTCATGCCTACACGTATGGTGGCGATAATGCCCTCTCCGCACGGCTATGGGGCATGGGGTATCCCATTGTTCCTGTACCAGAGGCGCGGGTTGACGATTTGATGGCTGAAGATGAGTTACGCCAAAAGAATCGAAGCTACGAAAAACAGCCTCCGACGGGGTTTTATCCAGCCCCTGGGCGTTCCAGCGATACCATATCGTTCCGCGCCTATACGGGGCAGTTTCCTCAGGGCATACGAATTAGTGATAAAGCGCAACTGGCACTCTCGCCCATAGAAGAGTCCTACCGCATTTTGTACGCCCCTATTTTTGACCGTGCGGTTACTACGGAGCGCTACAAGAGGGGGCTATGCGATGCGTTAGCTGGCGTGGGGACTGTGCTTGAGGTTGATCATCAAGGTTCGGGGGAGGCAATCCTTAGTGCGGCTGCGCAATGGCTGCCCCACCTGATCCTCCTACAAATTCATGAGGCAACCCGTGACCTTGCCGACGGGATACGCAGGTTGCGGGAGCAACACCCTAACGCCGCCATTGTGAACTGGATAGGCGACTATTGGGACACCGCCTTGAAAAGCGCTACCACGATGGAAGCCCTCCGCTATGTAGACCTGAACACAGTAGCGAACGGCGCGTTAGTAACCCTCTTTCAAGAACGCGGTATCCCCACCCAATATTGGCAGGCAGCCTTCGAGCCGACCAGCCTCGTAGAAGATGTACCGCCAGATACGCCCGTCCATGAAGTCGTGTTCATGGGCAATCGTTATAGCGACAAGCGTACCGAAATGGAAAAGATACTCACGTCTCTCCCCTACAATGTCGGAATCTACGGACGGGGATGGGGACAAGCACACGGCGATACCCTCTACAAGATGCACGAGAGTGCCAAACTCTACAAGGCGGCTAAGGTTGCCATTGCTGATCAGCAGTGGAAGTCTGCATGGGGGTACTGTTCAGACCGCACGTTCTACATCATGGCAGCGGGTGGGGCAGTGATGTGTCACCAGCGTTTTGACGGGATGGAACAGTTGGGGATAGTGGACGGGGAGAGTGCCTATGTGTGGGATAACCTGAGCGACTTGCCGCAAGCTGTAGAACGCGCCATGAATGATAGCGATGCAACGCGGTGGCGAATAGCGCTGAAGGCGAAACGAGTGGCGCTCTCGCAGCACAGCTATTATAAGAGGGTTGCCGACTTGCTGGAGATGTTAAAGGGACTACCCGCCAAGTAGGGCGATAGCGATTATGACGCAAGTCAGTGTGATCACCGCAGTACGGGCGCAGTCAGCGGCGGATATGGAATGGCTGTCGGAATGTATATCGTCTGTTCAGGCGCAGCGGGGTCTGGTATTTGAACACATCGTGGTGGATGACGGGAGTCCGATAGACGTAGCAGATCGTTACGAGGTATTACGGACGCAGAGGTTGGAGACCCCTTTACGATTTCTGCGTACTACAGGGGTGGGGGTGGCGGCGGCAAGGAATATAGGGGTACGGGCTGCCTATGGGGATGTGTTTGTGGTCATTGACGGCGATGACTATCTGACAGACGCCTACTGTTTGAAGCACATCTACCCCCACGTTTGTGACTATCAGTACGCCTACGGGGAGATACGCACGTTCGATGCGAACGGCATACTGAACGACGGCTACCCTGTTAGTGGCGAATTCAGTCTGGGGGCATTGCGATCCAGCCAGAACGGGATCGGCACGGTAGGGGTGACGGCAATGCAGACAAGGGCGTTGTGGGCGCGTCTAGGGGGATGGGACGAGGCGCTGCCCGCTCTGGAGGATATAGAGTACTGGATACGCGCCGCCGAAATCGGCGCGTGCGGGTACTACCTCCAGTCGCCTATGCTGTACTACCGGAAACACCCCGAAAGTCGTACAGCCACCGCCATCCAGTCGGGGGCTTACCGAGATGCATGGCGGACTATCCAGAATAAACACAGACAGTTTTTCGGAGGTAGCATGGGACGGTGTTCAAAATGCCCTGATGGAACGGCGGTACGACAGGGGAACCTCTTTCAAAAGGATGGGACTATGGCGCAGGTAAAATACGTAGGACGGCGTTCGGGGGCATATTGGCTACCGCCGTCCCCGAACGGCAATCGGTATCGCGTTAGTGGCAGTGGCGGGTGGATCAATGTCCATGAGGACGATGTGGCGTGGGTGTTGGAAGTATATGAGGGTAATGAGCCATGTTTCCAACTAGGAGGGCAGGCGGGTCTTTTCCCGCACTCAGCGCCTGACGGCGCCAAGCCTAAAGCTCTTCCGCTGGTCACTCTCGCCATAGACATTACCACCATTTCGGCGAAGCAGTGTCTAGAGGAGATCGGAACTACGTCGTCCGTAGATATTCTGTCCATGTGGTTAGCGCAAGAGAGATCGGCGCTCAAGCCCCGAAAGACGATCCTAAGCACCTTAGAACAGGCGATAAGAGAGCGAGGGGGCGGGGCGTGATTGAGTTTGTGGCGCTGGTGGTAGCCACATGGCGACTGACCCATCTCGTGGTCTACGAGGATGGGGTTTTCGATCTATTCACGCGCCTACGTAGCATCCCTTTTCTAGCGGGTCTTACTCAGTGTTTCAAGTGCGCATCCGTGTGGTGTGGGGGAATTGTCCTGTTTTGCCAATTGGCGAAACTTCAGGTTGTGGTAGGCATATTGGCGCTGTCGGGTCTAGCCATACTACTCTGGGAGGTGGAAAGTGTCGTCTTACATCCGTTACGAACTCATAGCGAATAAAGCCACACAGGACGCCTATCGGCGTGCCTTTTCCGAGGAGAAAGTGCGTCGCCGTTTGGCGCGGAGGGCGTCGCTGATCATCCGCTCTATGGAGAAAACGATCATCCCGCTGTTGCAAGATGAGCCGCCCGTGCGCAGCCCCTACAGCCGCGTCCGTTGGGCGAGCGCTAAACAGCGTCGCGCCGTCCTCGCCTTCCTACGGAAGTCCGGCAATCTTCCCTACCAACGGACGGGCAGACTGCGATCCGGCTGGAAAGTAAACTTTCAACCCTCCGCCGCACGAGGGGAACTCGCCACCCTGAGCGTGACCAACCCCGCCAGTGCCGTGAACGCCAAAGGGCAAACGGTGCGCTATGCTACCTATGTGGTAGGGACACAGCAGCAGCCGTTCCATGCCGACACGGGGTGGTACGAAATGGATTCTGTCTTGAAGACGGTACGCGGCTTGTTGAACAGCGCCTTGCAGCAGGCAATTGAGGCAGAGAGTGGACAAAAGGATGCGTAATGCCTTACTACACCACCCTTTCCGCCATACGCGCCCAACTCAATACAGACCTGACCGACGATGATGCACTGCTGTTCCGGCTGTCTCAGATAGCCGCCCGACGGGTCGTAGAATACTGCGGGCAGAACTTCGATGAACAGTGGGCAACCTATGGCTTTAGTGCGCAGGTGGGGCGCGGCGAAGCGCTACTTTATCTCGAACAAAGACCGCTCTTGGAAGCAACGGCGATCACCAATGGGGACGGGAGCGCTGTAACCTCCGCTCAGTTTGATGCCCTCCCCAAGTACACCTATCCCAAATACGGTATCCGCCTGAAACAGGGGTTGTATTGGCTCACAGAGAGTGGCACGCCATGCCTACCCTATTCTATGGACTATGCCGAGGATGCTATCACTATTGCGGGAAAGTGGGGTTATGTCCCCCACTGGGGGTCGGCATGGCGCACCACAACGCTGACCTTAGGGGCGGCGGCGACCAGTAGTGCTACATCACTCACATTGAATGCGTCAGCGGACGGTATCTTGGATGCGGGGAACGTTATCCGTATCTCCAATGGTACGACCTATGAGCAAATGGCGATCACTGCCCCCTACACAGGATTGACCACGACAATCACGGTGGAGCGGGCAGTGAACGGTACTACCGCCCTCAGTTTCGCAGGGACGGAAGCCGTACAGGTGTTCGTCATGGATGAGTTGATAAAACACGCCACCACCCTACTCACCGTATCCTACTATCAATCGCGGGGCAACCCTACAGGGGTGCTTGTTTCGGGGGCAGGTGGCATAGAGGTACGTTTTGCCTCCGACATGCCGGATAAAGTGAAGATGATCTTGCAACCGCCCTATTGGGCATGGTTTAGGGGGCAACTATGATGGATGCACCGCAAGACCTCATCAATACCATGCTGGAGCGTATCGCGCTCATAGACCGATCCATAACAGGTATGGCACAAGCCCACCCCAATTTTTTCAATGTCCCAAGCGCCCCGCCCTACCCTAAAGCTCTAAACCGCGTTAGTAGCATAGCTGTAGATGTGTCACGGGGGGAACCTCTCAAGGTGATTACGGTAGTGATCAGCAAGCTGATTATTGCCGGAGCGATTGGCTCAGGGACAACAGGCGAATATGAGGCAGCGTTGAACACCCTGTATCTAGGGCTGATCGCCAAATACGAGGGTCTGCCACGTCTGGGACACCCTGTGACAAAAGACCCCCTTTCCTTTGTTTCGCCGAAAGGTGTCTCATTAGGGCAATTTTCGGGTACTATAGGTCTAACATTAGCGAACGATGAGAACATCCGCTACTTCGGGGCAGAGATTCCAATCACGGTTCGATTGCTTGTACAGATAGGGAGGGAAGCGCCATGACATATCCAGGTATTCAGAACACGAGCATCCTAGCTGCCGCTGGTGTAGCAAGGTTTCAGTGGTCTATTGTAAACAGCATAGGAATCCCTAACGGCACGGCGACATTGGCATTGGGGGCGGACGCGGGGTTTGCACTAGGCAAAGCCGTGAAGGAGGCGGGTATTGCTGCCACCCAAGCGACACGGGTGTTTAGCACAGGGGATAATGGACGTACAAAGTACGGCTGGCTGTTTAATGCAACGGAGATCGGCGAACTCGCCTTGAACTTCGGCGTCTACGATATGAACTTTTCGGCGGCGGGGCAGGGTATTGAGCTTATTGAAGTAGGCGACCTGACGGCTATCGGCATCCAGACAAACGCGCCAGCGAACGCGGGGCAGCTTGCTCTCATTGCTAATATTGACGCACAAGACGCCGACTACTACAACGGTACGGCACGCTGGCTGAACTTCTTTGTCCCCCTCGTAGCAGTTACGCCGAACTTTGGCAATCACCAAGAAGCGTCTCCGATGGACTTCCCCTATATTGGGCAGCCAACACAAACCGCCCGTCTCCCCTGGTTTAGTACGATTGCTAGTTACAGTGCCACTATCGGATACTCGGCGGCAACAGCGTTCTACGCCACGTCCCCGCGCTACCCGCTCACTCAGCACGTGTTCCGTAGGGACGGGTCTACCACCTCCTTCACCCTTTCCTATAAGCCCTACGGCGATCATACGAATGAACAGACGTTCCATGTGTACGCCATTACATCCGACGGGGCTACCGTGACCAAGCTCACTGCCACCACCGATTACACGGTGAATCTGGGGACGAATACAGTGACATTGGTGGCGGCGGGTACGTCGGGCGCGTTCGTGCTGGTCGTCTATGAAGCGACCAATATGATAGCCACTGTGTAGGGGGGATCGGATGGAAGTGAAGCGGTTTACCTTCGGCGAATATGCGGTGAGTATTCGCCCTGAGACTTGGCGCGTGGAGCAAACTCGCGCCAAATACGCATCTATCATCAAGAAGGCGCGGCATCCTGAATTAGGGTCATATAACCCCCTCACAGCCTACAATGAGGGGGGCTATGACCCTGAAACATGGACACTGAATGCTATCGTCACCCAGTTTTGCACTGCGCTTGCGCAAGCCTACGGACGAACAGTCCCCGTACCGATAGCAGCTTTTGCCGGGGAAGTACTGGACAAGGAAGCCGTCCTAAAAGCGTATGACCACGCCGTAGACGATGAAACTGGATTTTGGAAAACGTTGGTAGAGGCGGTCTACTTGGCGAATGTCCCAGAACAGCCAGTAGTGGAACGAAGTGAGGAGCGCCTGACGCCGGAGGAACGCGCCGACCCAAACTGAGTAAGGCACGCCAACAGCACCGGAAATCGGTGCTAAAGAGTATGGAGGGGCGTGCCAAGTCCTATCACAACCGAACGCATGAACTGCCCCCCTTAGAGTTTCACCACCCCTTCGATTACGTGGAGAAGCTGTACTGGGGGTGGCGAAATTCGGATTACAAAAACTTGCCGGACAGCGGCGGGTTGCTAGACCAAAACCCCCGCTTGATGGAGGATTTATACACCTACCACGCCGCCGTTGAATTCTTCATAGACAAGCATAAACCTAAAGCAGGCAAGGCATGAGCGATAATCCTCAGGGCAACGATGCGGAACTGAAGATAACTGTCAGCCTTGACAAGGCGTCGGCTGAAAAAGCCCAAGCCGAACTGTCTAAGCTGGAACTGGCAGCGCAAAAAAGGCTAGAGCAGCAGAAGGCAGCCGCCACTCAGAAGGCGGCTGATAATCAAACTCGCCTAGAGATTGCCGCACTCAACGCACGGACTAAGGCGTTGATCGCTGCGGGAAACCTCCAAGTCTCCCAACGTGCGCAAGCAGACCGCCAGAATGCCGCCGCCGCCCAGAAGGCGGCTGATAATCAAACTCGCCTAGAGATTGCCGCACTCAACGCACGGACTAAGGCGGAAGCGAATGCCACAAAACGTCAAACCACCCGACGCTCCGTAGAAATACAAGCAGAGCGGAAGGCGATGAAGCTGATCGATCTCGAAAAGGCGCGTGTCTATGGCGAGCAGGCGAAGGAACTGGGACTCATCAAACAAGCCACTCGCCTTAAGGCAGAGCGGATCAAGCAAGCCGCTCAAAATGAACGCTCCGAGAAGGCGAGAGTCGCCGCTGAGGAGCGCCGCAGCGCCCGTGCGCTGGAACGCGCCGAACTCAATCGCATCCTCACTGAAGAGGCATTATCCGAGCAGCGTAGTCGTCAAGAGCGGAAAGTGCGCATTGACGCCCGTCGTGCGGTTATTTTTTCTAGGGCAGTCCCTGATAGAGACAAACTTAGCCCCCAACAATTGACGAAGGCACTGCTGCGAGTCGATAACCCTATTGATATACTGCGTGCGGCGGGTCTCGACGAAGAGAAGATAGAGGTAGTCACGCGGGAACTTCGCAAGGCTGGATCGTCGGCAAAGGGTATGGTTGAAGCCCTACGGCGGGCGGATATTCCCGATGAAGAAGCGGAGGCGTTAGCCCTCGCGCTGCGCGACTCAGTGAATACGTCAAAGGCATTACGCGCCGAAACACAAGAGCCTTATGCACGTCTGCGCCGAGTATCCGAGCAGGGGGTGCGCCTGTCCGAGGTCGGGTTCACGGTAGGGGCTGCGGGCGCGGCTGCGATTGCCCCGTTCATAGCCGCCACCACGCGCTACGCCGAACGCTATAAGGGCTTGACTGATGCCGCTAATGAATTTACCCGTGTCCAATACGCGCAGCAAACGGCAATGGATAAGTTTGGGCAAGTGGCTGCCCAATCCGTTATCCCCGTCCTCCATACCATTAGCGATCTCCTGAAAGCGATTGCCGACTTTGCCCAAGCAAATCCTGGGCTAATTGACCTCGCCGTAAAAGGCGGTATTGGGCTGGCAGTAGCGGGGACGTTTGCGGTAGTGGCTGGACGGCTACAGTCGGTCATAGCCCGTTTGCTCTTGTTAGCCCTCCCCAACGCCCCCGGCTCACTCACTGGAACGCTGTCAGGGGTGGCGGGGAATGTGCGACTGGGCGGTTTAGAGAGCGGACTGGGGAAAGCGGCGCTGAAGTTGGCGGTGGGGGTCACGGCGGTTGCCGGAACAGTCAACCTACTCGGCGGCGCTATTGACACACTTGCTCAGAGGACGGACGCGGTGGGCGCGGCGTTCCAGAAGATACAAAGTCGCATGGACGTGACGGGCGACGGGTTCGTAAACTTTGACGACGTACTAGCGGCGCTCCGCGTAGGTATTTATACGGTGGTAGACGGATTTTTCCGTGTGGCGACGGCGATAGCTACCTTTGGTGACGGGTTAGGTAAAGTTTTAGAAGATATTGGCAGGCTGATACGGGACACGTTTGAACGTACCCGAAACGGGTTGGCGGGAAAAGGATTCGTCAGCGATACGTCCTTGAAGGAAGGGGAACTACTTACAACCTATCAGACCCTAACCCAAAGGCGCGTAGAGGCTTTTGAGAAAACGAAGTCGGGGTTCGATAGGGACGCCTACATTGCCGCAAGTATGGCGCAAGGGAAAAGTCTCCTCCAAGCCTCTTTTGAAGCCAAAGAGATCGGTGAAAAATACACGGCGGACGCGAGGGCTGAATTTGAACAATTATCCATTGCCGTAGAGGAAGCCCGAAAAGAACTAGAGGCATTCCGTGCCGCCAACACGCCTCAGGATATAGGGCGAGGGCTATCCCCGACGGCGCAGAAGATTGAGGATGAGCGGGTTAGGGTTTTGGCGGGGTTGGCGGAGTTCGTCCGTTCCGGCGATATTGGGTCTATCGGGCGCGCGCCCTCACGGGAGACGGACGTTGTTAAGAAACAGGCGGCGGAAGCGCTGTTTAACCCTGACGCGGTGAATGCCTTCATAGAGATGCGTAAAGGGGAAATTCAAGCCGAACGGGAGTATCAGAAGAGCCTAGTGGACGCCCGTCGTTCGTTCCGCCTAGACGACTTGAGGAACGAGCGGGAGTATCAGCGCTCACTGGCGGAAGCGCGTCTAGCCTTCCAGAGGTCGGAACGGGATGCGCTGGAGAAGTATGAGTTCGATAGGGAAAAAGACAGGCGCGATTTCGCCCGTAAGGAAGCAGAGATTGAGCGGGAGCGGGCAAGAGAGAGGCAGCGCCGTCTACGGGAACTCTATGATCGCCTATTAGAGTTCGCCGCCGCCCGTGACGTGGCTGGTTTCGTTGAAGAACAGAAGCGCTTTCGCCGTGAACAGGCGGAGGAGGCGCGGCAAGCCGCCTATGAAAAGGCGCAGCGTAAGCGCGATTTTGACATCCAAGCGGATGAAGCCCGACGCCAATTCGAGTTCGATAGGGCGCTGGCTGCCCGTCAATTCCAAGAGAAGTTGGCGGATATGGCACGCGCTCACGAGGTGGAGAAGCAGGAACGACAGCGCCAGTTCGATGAACAATTGGCGCAAATGAAAACAGAGTATGAACGGCAGAAGGTAGAGCGGCAACGGGCGTTTGCTGAACAGTTGGCTGAACTTGCCAGTAATGAGGCGGGACTAAACGACATACGCAATCGTTTCTACCAACAGCAGGTTGCCGACTATGCCACTTTCATCAAGGCAAATCAGGATGTTCTGCGGGCAGCCCTCGCCGCCGCGTATGGGACACAAGCTGCCTCACCGACAGGTGGAGGGGCTAGACAGCCTGTGGGGGGCGGGGCGCGTAATATCCCTATACGCGGACAGTACATTCCCTCTTTCGATACGGGCGGTTACGTCTCACAGGATATGGTAGCGCTAGTGCATCGAGGCGAGCGCGTTCTATCGCCTACTGAAACAGCCCGCTGGTCGCCGATGATTGATGGACGTGGCGGACGAGGAGGCGGGGTGACAGTTTATGTGACGGGGAACGCTATAGGCGACTTGGTATCCAGTTCTGATTTAAACAGTTTGGGCGAGGAGATTGCCCAAGCCATTGCGAGAGGGGCGTAACCTATGGCACTCACAGAATGCCGTCTAGCGGTAGGGGCGGTGGCAGCGGCTACCCTGAATGGGTCAAGTAGCTACCTTATAGAAAACTTCCCACTGCAAAGTGATCAGAATTTACTGAGGGCATGGACATGGTTCGATGATGATCTAACACCCTTGCCCGCCTACGAACGGCGTCAACTCTACATGGACGGCATCTATCGGGTGGATGGGGGGCTAGTCGGCGCTCTTGGTTTTCGATATATGACCGAAGGGCAAATTCTCTACCTCGATACCCTACTGGTCATGTCTCGTAGTGCGCCAACGACGCCAACGGGGGTGACGTTCAAGATGCGTGCGGAGACGGGCGCGTACATCATTATCCATGCCTATTTAACCCGCCCGGACTTCTCGCAGCTAGAGCGCGGTGAGCGCGGCGTTGAAAACGTTGTGTATACCTATGCAAATGGGACTATCGTTACCTAATGGCTGTAGACCCTGTTCTGACTTCAACTGAATTGACCGCGTTGGGCGGTGCGACCAGTGTTCGCCGTTACCTATCCTATGCCCCGCTCACCCTTGTGGGCAGCGCCTCTATTGTGAGCGGGTCGTACCCCGAAACGTCCGCCTATCTCAATGTCTCCTCACCAACCGCCGGATGGTCTAATGTGAGGGCTGGCATGACGGCAGTGGTGAATGACGCTAATGGCAACCCCTACGGCTGGTATCGCATCCGCGCCACCCCCACCTCCTCGGTTGCCTATATCATGGAAACAGCCCTCTATGACACTGGATTAGTCCCCCAAAGTACCTATGTACCACTGCCCAGTGCGGGGACGATCTACGTCTATGATAATTATGCCCTCTGGTCGGTGCTGCCGCGTATCCTCTACACGCGAGGTGACGCGGGCATCCTCTACGAGGACTATGACGCAAGTGTAGGGACGAACAATACTACCCCGAACGTGATCGCCAACGTGCGCACGCGGGGGGTAAACCAGCCCTATCGTGGCGGCAAGCACTACTCTACTTGGGTAGACAGCGGGGTAACCACAGCCACGATCCAATGGACGGCAAGCGTTATCAAATGGGCAACCTCCAGCGGCTCATCCGTGTCCTATGCTTGGTCAATCCCCTCTGGCTGGACAGCCGTTACAGGTACTACGACGGATACCCTCCAGGCGACTGTGCCACAGGGTCACCACATCTTGAAGCTGACAGTGACGGATAGTATTGGCGGGGTAACCGAAAGTGTCTCCCATGTGTGGGTGCATGGGTCTAGTTACGAGCCTATCCCCCTATTGAATGTAGACTCCGACACGGAGGATAGGACGGGGAGGCGGATTAGCTTATCCGTTCTGCGCAATGATGTGCGTATCCCCGACGGGGTGATGGTGAACTACTGGGAAAGGGCAACTTGGAATGGCACAGTCCCTAGTGGCAATACGTTCACCACGCAAATGCCAGGCTGGATTGTGCGGAACTCCTATACCTTTGAAGGCGTCCAGAAAACCGCCGCCCCCGAATTGCTATCGCCGTCGTTCTGTATGCAGATGTTGGGGGGATACAGCCAATATTTTGAGCGCAAGGCATCCCCCGCCAATTGGCAAGAGCTTGTTCCGGCATTGTCTACCGTGCATTTTGTCATTTATCACATGATGCGGCATCGGGCGGGGAACTTGCTCAAGCTGTTCAATTACGAGCCGCTCACTACGGACAGTGCCTCTGGTCGTATGCCCGTGTTCAAAGTAGACGGCTCCAACCTCCTCGAACAAATGCAAACATTGGCGCGTTCGTTCTATCAATCCAACTGGGGGTGTGACAGCGAGGGCAATTTCTGGATGCGCAAGCACCCCTCATTTATGACCTCTGGCGAACGTTCGGCGGTACATGTGCGGGCGACACTCGGCAGCGAACATGTTAGCGCGGCGGACGTTACGCGGGAACTGCGCCCTAAGACCCGAAAGGTACGAGGGGAGTCCTTCTACAATGATGGATCAGCCACCTTACCCACACCCTACCTATCGGATGCGCCTGGCAATGCTCCTGGGCAAGGCGTACAGGAAACAAAGGTAGAAGGGCAGATACTGGACGCCGGACAAAGCGAGATAAACCAACTAGCGGGGAACTATTGGGCGTGGCAAAACAATCCGCTGTCTGAAGTGAGCGTGGTCATCCCTAAAAACTGGGGTGTATTTTCACCATCCCAGATGCAGTTTGTCTCTCTGCAACTACCAGACACCTACGTGACCGAGGAAAGTCTGTTCAGCGCGGACGTGCGCTTTATTCCGAGCAGTGTCTCCAGACAGCACAGCGGATCAACGGTCACCACGAGGCTGACAGTTGAAGGCGAGACGTTAGGCGGTCTAGGGGCAACCGTCCCCGTCCCACCGCCTAATGTACAGGTCTATACGCCGCTACCGATCATCCCGTCCATCACCCTCCCCCCGCCACCACCC